CAGCACCGCCAGCGCTCCGCCGAGTACCTACAGCCCGCCCACATCGTGCAAGGCGCCCGCCTGATCGCCAACGACCGTCACGAGCGTCGCGCAGTCAACAGCGGGCATCACGTGTGCCCCTCGCCACTCAACATCGCCGCGATGTCGAAGGCGTGGAACAAGCCCGTCGAGTTCGCCCGCGAGCGAGAAATCTACTTCCGGCAGCTGCGGGCCGAGGGGCACGCGAGCTGCGCACCTGCCGTCATGGAGGACCGATGATGCGGCGCGTAGTCGGGTTCGCCGACGCCGACGGGGTGACGGTCTTTCGCATTGCACAGCTCGAAGCAGGTGCGTGGAGCTGGCAGATGGTGCGCAACGTGGTGACGCTTCACGGCACTCTCGAGCTCGACATCAGGTGGGCTGCGAAATGAGCGAGCACCACCGCACACCGGCTTGGCGGAAGATCCAGCGCGAGTACCGCCCGGTCATCAAGGCCCAGCTCCCCATGCGCTGCATCCAGCCACGATGCCAACGTGGCGGCACCGTCCGACCCGACGACCCGTTCGACGTCGGCCACCGCGTGGATGCCGCGAAGGCCAAGGCCATGGGCTGGGCCGAGCACGAGATCAACGCACCCGAGAACCTCGGCCCCGCCCACCGCGGGTGCAACCGCTCAGACGGCGGCCGGGCCGGGGCCGCGAAGACGAACGCACGACGAGAGCGCGTGGAGCGCGCAGTGAGGTGGTACCCGAAGTGGTGAAGAAGCGCATGAAGGCGCTGACCGTAGCGCTCGCTGCGGCCGTGACGCTCACCGGATGCGGCCCGAGCGCCGAGCAGGCCCGGTGCGATGAGCAGGGCGGCGTGTGGGTCACCTACATCGTCACGTTCATCCCCATGATCGTAGGCAAGACCACCGTCAGCCAGCCCGTTTACTCGGCCGAGTGCCGCTACCCAGCACCCACGGAGGCACGATGATTATCACGTGCCCCGGATGCGGCAGCCAGCTCGCCGACGAGCGCGGGGGCAAGCTCATCCACCATGCCGACGGGGGACATACCTACGTTCCGCCGGGGACCTCCTCGCAGGCCGGCCTGGCATCCCTCGTAGGCCTCACCGTGCGCCCCGTGGTCCCGGCCGTGCAGAGGGTCATCGAGCAGTGGTCAGCTGCTCACGTTGCTGACCTCGAGCGACGGCTCGCCCCGTTCGGTGTCAGCCCGAGCGAGATCATTCAGCCGACGTACCACCGCCTGGTCCGTGAGCACGTAGGGGGTGGCAGTGCCCGCGACGAGTGAGGAGGCCAAGGCCCGCAAGCGTCAGGCTGACCGTGACCGCATCGCAGCAAAGCGCGCAGCCGCGAAGGCAGGAGCGACGAGCACCGTCGCGCCCGCGTCGCGCCCCCGTCGCGCCGAACCTGAGGGGGTCTCGACCTCGCCTTTTGAGGTTCCTTCGCTGTCCCCGCCCGAGGGCAGCAGCGTTTTTATCCCAGGGGAGTGGGAATCCATGCGCGACTCGGGGATACCCCCTCTGAAGTCGTCTGAGCTGGTCCCGGATCCGTCGGCTCGAGAGGAGTTCCTGACCGGGGCGACTCTGCTTCGGATGCATGGCGAGCGTGCCAAGCGGGGGGCGAGGCTCACCCCTCAGAATCTGGTCGTCTGCGATGCGCTCAGCGCCTTCCACCCATTCTTCGGCCTGTCTATGCCCCGCCGATCGTCAAAGACCTCGAGCCTGTTCATGTGGGCTATGGGGAGGGTGTCCTCGCGAGAGGACTACCTCATCGCCTACACGATGCTGACCACGGCGACGAAGGCCCGGGCCCGTTTCCGGCAGGACGTCGCCGCGCCGCTCGAGGCGCTCTTCCCCGACAAGAAGAATCGCCCCTTCAAGATCAGCTACGCCGGCGGCTCGGAACGCGTCGAGTGGGACAACGGCAGCATGCTCGCCTTCCTCCCGCCCAAGGGCGAGAGCTTCCGCTCTGACGCGTGGGACGTGATCATCCTCGACGAGGCCGGTGAAGCCGACGTCGAGATGACCGCAGACGTCACCGCCGGCGCGCTCTCCACGATGGACACCCGGCCCGACGCGAAGCTCATCTTCGCCGGGACCGCGGCGAAGTTCAGGAAGGGCAACGCGCTCTGGGACACGCTCGAGGATGGGCGCAACGGCGACCGCAACACGGGCATCGTCGAGTACGCCGTCGACCAGGACCTAACCCCGGATGACTTCATCGAGTGGGAGGACGCCAAGCGGCTCGTGCTCGGAGCCCACCCGGGGATTGGCACCCTCACCACCCTCGACGTCGTAGAGACCCGCCACGGGAAGCTCAAGCCCGCCGCGTTCGCCGCTGAGTATTGCGGACTCTTCGGCCAGGTCGGCACGGCCGCGTTCCTGAACCAGGCGAAGTGGGCCGACGCGAAGGAGGACACGTCGACGCTGCGGATCCCGGAACGCTTCACCATGGCTTTCCAGGTCCACCCGGACAGCACCTCAGCATCCATCGTCGCCGCATGGCGCGAGGACGACGGCAAGGCGCGTCTCGCCGTCCTCTGGGCCGGACCGGTACGCGGACTGAACCTCAAGCAGCTCGAACTCGGACGCCGCTACCGGATGCCCGTCGGCTACGACTCCGGCAACGCCCCCACCGACTCCGAGGCGCAGCGCCTTGGCCGCGCTCGCCCCGCAATCCGTCTGATCCCTCAGCAGTGGGCACACGTATCGACCGCGGCCGCGCTCGTCACGAAGGAGATCGACGCCGGCAACCTCGTGCACTGGGACCAGCCTGAACTGAACGGCGCTGTTGCGCTCGCCACGAAACGAGGCACCCGCGAGTCCAAGCGGTGGGCGTTCGGCCGCCCCGACGACGAGGCAGACATCACCGCACTCGAGGCCGGCGCCATCGCCCTGCGCCTCTACGACGAGAACCCGCCCCGAGTCGGATTGAGGGCTGCCGCCGCGATCGACTGACACGCCGTGTGAGGAAACCTACAACGAAACAGAAATCGAGTTGTAGAATCCCGCACATGGGGCTGTTCGATCTGTTGAGGTATGGCCGGACCGGACGACCCGATTTCCTCTCCGGAGTCCCCACCCAGCTCGGCATGAAGAGCCCGTGGCAGGAGGGGTCGCTGACTGCGATGGTCGCCTCCGACCTCATCGGGAAGGAAATCTTCAGCGCGCTGCCCATGGGCCGCGACGAGGCCATCAAGATCCCCGCAGTCTCGAAGGCCCGCAATCTCCTGGTCTCGTCGATCGCGCGCTTCCCCCTTCGTGCGCTCGACGAGACCGGACTGCTCGCGACGCAGCCGACGTGGCTCTACCGGACTAACGGGCCCGTCTCGCCTTACGAGCGGATGGCCTGGACCGTCGACGACCTCGTCTTCTACGGGGCATCCCTGTGGCTCACCGAGCGCGGCGCTGCCGGTCAGATCCTCGACGCCCGCTGGTGCCCGCCCTCCCAGTGGAACGTCACCGATGGCCACATCCTCGTGAACGACGAGGACGTGAAGGAAGACGAGTTCCTGCTCTTCAACGCTCCGTTCGAGGGCCTTCTCAACGTCGGAGATCGCACTCTCAAGGGCGCACGCGACACCGAGGACGCTTGGACCGGGCGCATGCGCAACCCGATCCCTCTCATCGAGCTGAAGGTCACCGACGACGCAAACCTCGGCCAGACCGAGGTCCGCGAATTCCTCGATAAGTGGGCGGCCGCTCGCCGAGCGGTCAACGGTGGCGTGTCCTTCACCCCTCCCGGCATGGAAGTCATCACCCACGGCGAGGTCCACGCCGACCTCTTCGTCGAAGCCCGCAACGCGATCCGCACCGACGTGGCCTCGTTCCTCAACCTCACCGCCGCCATCATCGACGGCACCATCGGCGTCGACTCCCTCACCTACTCCACCAAGGAAGGCGAGGTCGCGATCTTCCAGGCCATCGGCCTCCCGTTCTGGACCGACCCCATCGAAGCGACTCTCTCGCAGGACAAGTGCGTCGCCCGCGGCCAGCGGATCCGCTTCGACCGCACCGACGCCAACAACAACCTGCCCTTGGGCATCAACACGGAGGACTGAACATGGCCGACCCCACCACCCCCACTCCGCAGGCAAGCGAGAAGACGCCGCGCGAGACCCTCGACGAGGCGAAGGCCAAGTACGAGAAGGCCCGCGAGACCTTCGCCAAGGCCGAGGTCACCTACCGCGAGGCGCGCTACACCTTCGCCAAGCAGATCGAGGTGCCGGAGAAGTGACCGACGTCCAGATCTACGGCGGGACGCTCACCGCATCCGCCGACGACCGCACCGCCGAGGGACTCCTTGTCCCCTTCAACGAGATGGCCGCCTCCAACCTCGGAGCGTTCACCGTCGGGCCAGGAGCGCTGACCCTGCCAGAGGATCTCACCGGCGCAGCGCTCAACACCGACCACGAGCGCGAACGCGTCGTCGGCGCGCTCTTCGCCGCCGAGCAGCGCCCGCAGGGCATCTGGGGCAAGTTCCGATTCGCCAAGACCCCCGAAGGAGACGCGGCGCTCGCCGACGCCCGCAGCGGCAAGCGCTCTCGACTCTCGGTCGAGGCCTCCGACATGGTCATTCACGCCGGCAAGGCCATCTCCGGTCGGATCTTCGGGGCCGCGCTGGTCAAGGCGGGAGCGTTCCCGTCCGCGACTCTCCTCGCTGCCGCCGCTGACCTCGAGGCGGACACCCCGACGCCCTCGAACGCGGACCCGGAAGACGTCGTCGAGAAGTTCACCGACGAGATCACCGAGGACGGCGTCACCCGTAAGCGCACCACCACCCGCACCACCCACGTCGAGAACGGCGTGACCACCATCACCGAGAAGATCGTCATCGAAGAGCCGGACGCCCCGGCAGGACAGGAGGAGCCCCCCGTGGCTACCGCCCCGAACACCCTCACCGCGGGCAAGAAGCCCACTCCCGGCGCTCCCTCGCTCCGTGAGATCGCCTTCATCGCCGAGGCGATCGCCGCCGGCCGCGCCACGGACACCCTGCTCGCCCGCCTCGACGGGCAGTTCCACAATCAGAACACCCTCTTCGCCGCGCTCAACGATGTGAAGTACGACGCAGCTGGGGCGCCGGTGCCCTATAACCCGGCGCCCCAGTGGCTCGACGAGCTCTGGGGAGGCGTCGAGTACGAG